CCCCCGCGCCCATCGTGCAGGAAGAATCGCCCGCCGCAGACTGCGCGGAACCTACCGTCAGTGACAACATGATTGACGCGGCCCGCGATCTTAGTAACTACTGTGAAGCCCACGGCAGCGGCGAGTGCTGCGAAGGGTGCAGCTTCTATTTCTGCAATGAACAACGTGAGGGGTGCAGGATTGGTCTGCCGTTCACATGGGAGGTGTGACGATGAAGGATTTTATTTTTGTGCTTTTAGCAATTCTCGTTTTCGCTCTGATCGTCGTTGGAGTCTTTCTTGGCCTTGCTGGCTTTGAAGGTAACAGAAATTTCATTTGCAAGAAGCTTTTTTCGCGCAAAAAGCTGAAAAAACCTCTCAATGCAAAACCATACTGCGCACCCCTACCGCCAGAGAAACCGAAGGATGACAATCTGCCGCATGATATACAGTGCGAGGTATGCGGCTTTAAATTCATCCCGTATAACAGCAGCCGCTACATTGCAGTCGGAAAGCACAACTACGGCAAATTTCATTACTACAATGAAGGAGCCATAATCAGCGACACGGCCATTGTTGACGGCCTGCATGATGCCTTCGATTGCCCTATGTGCGGCTGTCAGATCGTGGTGCATCCGTTTTTGCCGGTATACGCGGTTCAGCGAAAGAAAGCAACTACATCGGAGGGCAACGGCCATGCAACGACTGATTGATGCAATCCACCTTGAACAATCCCTGCCCACTTCATCCCCGGCGGATAACAATCATGTCATGACACGCCATTTTGCCGTTGAAAGTTTCCGCGCACTTATCAAGGCCGAACCCACCGTGACCCCGCCGCCTGTCTACGCAAAGGGTATCTTATTAGATCAGGCGGTTCGGTGCGCCCTGCAATACGCATTTCCGAAAGCAATTATGAACCTGCGCCTTGAATTGATTGTCTATCCGGCCCGCAACACCACCGTGCCGCTGTACGGTGCGGACACGATAGAAGAACTTAACGCAAGAATTATTGAATGGTGCAGCCGTGAAGCCTGCAAGTCGTACAGTTCGGCAAGTCAGAAATACCACTTGAACGGTATCAACCAATTTTGCGGCACGATTTATACACGCACAAGCATGGAATACATCTATACCTATCTGGGCAACGGTATCAACCATGATCTGTGCCTGCGCTTTGTCGGTGAAATGGACTTTAATCTGAACAAGCTTAAACGCGCCATTGCGCAGGGCGAGGGCAAATGATGCCGCCTTGCCCCGGTCACAAAGGAGTAATGAAAAATGCTGACACTTCCCATAAAGCAGGAATGGTTTGACATGATCTGCCGCGGTGAAAAGCGCGAAGAATACCGTGAAGCGACAGAGTATTACCGAACTCGCATAAATTCTGCCATAGTTGCCGACCCGAATTGCAAAGGTCAAGCATACAAGATTTTTCCTGTAAAAATTCGTGCCGGATACAATTCAAAAGCCCCAGCAGCCATATTGCGGGTGCATTGCACCTTCGGCAAAGGCGGTGTGCGCGAATGGGGCGCAGACCCGGACAAATACTACTATATCCTGCAAATTCTGCGCATTGAAAGCATTGAAAACTGGAAAGGTGGAAACATCCCTGCCGAACGCCTGCGCTGTGAAACCTGCCTGTATTGGGAAGATTTCAACGGCGTATGCTTTTGCGGCGAAAGCCCCTATTGTGCCGACCTCACGGACGGCGATGACGGCTGCTGTTACTGGCAGCAGAAAGAGCCTGCCACACAATCCCCGGCGGATACGGAGGGCACAGAATGAGCAAAGCACCGAAATGGGGCGATTCCATCCGCGAATCCAAAGATTCCAAACGGAAAGCCCCCGAAACTGACAAATACTTTGGCACGATATGCGTTTGCGCCCTGCGCTACTGCATGGGTCGTCAAACCTATATGCCGACACTGGTACAAGATTTCTGCCGCCGACATATTGCACAGTTCGACGATAACACCATTCGCACCATGATTGACGACATAGATTTTGCAGAACGGACAGGCCAAAGCATGGGCGACGATGAAATTGACCGCCCAGACTGGTACAGATTCAAAAAAATTCTTGAAAATGAAAAAGAACGGAGGGTGAACCATGCGACTGATTGACGCGGATAAAGTACCGCCCCTGTCTGACCTAAGCGGATGCGCTTATGATGGCAACGAGTACCAAGCATATAAGATCGGCGCAGAGTATGGGCGCGGATTGGTGGACGATACACCGACTATCGACCCGGAAACCCTGCGGCCCACGGCACACATTATGCGCGGAACTGCGCAGTGTACGCACGATGCAGGATTTTGCAGTAATTGCAAACTGTGCATAGACGAGGACTACGGCACGGCATTGGCAAAATCGTACAGTTATTGCCCGCACTGCGGCGCAAAGTTCGGGGGCTGACCATGCTGATAAACGACTATCCGCGCTGTGGAAGATGCAAATACTGGAAAGCACGATGCACCAATCAGGAAAGCCGGATGTATAATTTCCCGATGTTCCAGCGTGGGGACGGAATATGTGAACTCTGGGAATTGCCCGACGAAATTCCAGATGATGAAGATTATGACGAGTGCAAGGAGCGTGAGCCATGAACCGCTACACCCTGCCGCCCGGTATCGTCAAGGTCTGCGCAGGGCTGGTACAGGGGGCCAAAACGGAACCGTATCTTTCAGCCCTGTGTACTGCGGAACAGATGATCTTCGACAAATACCCGCCGGGCCAGCAGGACGAAGCGCACCGTCTGGCTGCTGCCATCAAGGTGAACGTCAAGCACCCGCGCAGACCCAGCGTCGCAACTCTGCTGCGGCAGTTCGACTTGAATATCAGCGAAAAGACTTTCCGCCGCTACAAGCGCGAATACTGCTACACACTAGCCCTTGAAGCTGGCCTTATTCCAGATGCAAGCCCTAAGCACTAAAGTTTACAGTTTGTTCATAATGTTGGCCAGATAAGCAATTTCAAGTGTGCTATAGTGGAATTGTCAGTTGGGAACACTGACGGCCTTTCTTCCTCCTATTCTATGGCGACACCCGGCCCGGCGGGCAATCCGGGATTATATGGTGTGCAAGGTATGGCGCACAGCGCGGCGGTTCGATTCCGCTACACATCACACAGCAGTAACTATTCTATTACTACACAATCCCCGGCGGATTGCTTCGTGTTCTACTGGAACACTAACGGTGAATATGGCACAGGCATTTGCGAAAGCGTTTTACAAATCAACAAAGTGGCGCAAGTGCCGCGCGGCGTTCGTCGCTTCCCGCGTCAACATTGACGGCGGCTTGTGTCAGATATGCAGAGATGCGCCCGGCTACATCGTCCATCACAAAGTATGGCTGACGCCGGAGAACATCACAGACCCGGACATTGCTTTGAATCCGGCGAACTTCCTGTATGTCTGCCACGATTGCCACAACAAAATTGAAAATGACGGTGGAAATCTTTACTACTTTGACGAAAACGGCCAGCCGCAACCAGCGGACAAGGCCAACGCCAGCGGCGCTACTCCCCCCCTAGGCAGGCCCTAGCCCGGTTTGCCATAGAACCGAGGGAGTGAGCCACAAAGAACACACGGGTTGTTTTCACATGACCGGGGGGTCTTGACAGATGAAACAGATTTGTTCCTGTTTTGCAGGAATCCTGGCGGAGGTGAACGGACGTTGCCGGACGATGTAATTGAAGCTGTGCGCGCCATACTGGAACATGGCAACACAGCCGAGATCAAGCGCCGAAAGAACGGTGAAATCATCGTTTTGGAAGTGCGGCGAAAAGTGAAAAAAAGCGCGGTGCAGTAAATGGTCTGCACTAAGGGCCGAGTGGGGCCGTAAACTGTCGATGGATGTCGGCGGTTTGCGGCCCTATATTTTTTTGCAAGGGAGGGCGTGCAATGGCACGGAAGAAGAACCAGCCGATTCGGATTCTGACCGAAAAGGAATTGAAATCTACGATTGAATCTGTGCCGGAGGAACGCCGCGCGCTTGCAAGCAACGTCGTGTCGGAACTGATCTGGATGTCCGGTATGCTGGACACCTTGAAGAATAAGGCCGACGAAATCGGCCCGCTGGATTTCTTCGTGCAGGGTGAACAATCCATGCTGCGCGAAAATCCCGCACTGAAAAGCTACAATACCACCATCAAGAATTACGCGACACTGCTTTCCAAGCTGAACGACTTGCTGCCCAAGGCTACCGCACCGCCGCCCACCACTGACGCGGGCGATCAGTTTGACAGTTTCGTTGCGGGACGTGATGCGGATTGATTCGCTATCCACTGACCTACAACCCGATACTTGAATACAACGCCGCCATTGAAAACGGACAGGTTGTTGTCAGCAAAAAGGTTGCCACGGTATACCGCAAACTTGCGCAGGATGTCGTCAACGGCTGCGGCGATTATGCCTACAAAGCCAAGCGCGCCAACCATGCAATAGAGTTCATCGAAAACTACTGCCGCCATAGCAAAGGCAAAGCGGGCGGCAAGCCGTTCATCCTTGAACTGTGGCAAAAAGCGCTTGTCGCCGCCATGTTCGGATTCGTCCATGTCATTGACGGAACGCGAAAGTATCGGGAAGTCCTGCTTGTCGTCGCCCGAAAAAACGGCAAGTCAACATTGTCTGCGGCCATCGGCCTGTATTTGATGGTTGCAGACGGTGAACCCGGCGCGGAAATCTACGCCGTCGCCACCAAAAAAGATCAGGCAAAGATCATCTGGCAGGAAGCCCGCCGCATGGTCTGCAAGTCGCCTGTGCTGCACTGGACGCGCAAAACACCGAACGGAAAAATCAAGCCGCTTGTCGCTGAAATGGTTTCCGACTTCAACGACAGCGTGTACAAGCCCCTAGGCCACGACAGCGACACACAGGATGGTTTGAATGTTCACGGTGGTCTGCTGGACGAAATTCACGCATGGGCACCGCCGATGCGCGCCCTGTATGACGTTATTGTTGACGGCGTGACCGCCCGCGAACAGCCTATGATCTTCGAGACTACCACGGCGGGCACGGTGCGCGAAGGTCTGTACGATGATCTGTACCAAGAAGCCGAAAATGTCATAAACGGTTTTTATGACGACAGCGGCTATAAAAACGAACACTTCCTGCCCATCATCTACGAACTGGACAGCCGCAAGGAATGGACAGACGAAAGCTGCTGGGCCAAGGCAAACCCCGGCTTAGGTACGATCAAGTCTGTGGAGCAGTTGCGGGCCAAGGTGCAGAAAGCCATTGCAAACCCGAAACTTGTGAAGAACCTGCTTTGCAAGGATTTCAACATTCCCGAAACTATCGGCGAAGCATGGCTGACTTTTGAGCAGTTGAACAACACCGCCACATTCGACGTGCGCCAGCTTCGGCCACGGTATGGCATCGGCGGCGCGGACTTTTCCAGCACTACAGACCTTACCGCTGCCGTCGTCATATTCATGGTTCCGGGCGACCCGCACATCTATGTCCTGTGTATGTTCTGGTTGCCCGAAGAACTGCTTGAACGCCGCGTGCGGGAAGATCGTATTCCTTACGACCTGTGGAAAGAACAAGGCTATCTGCGTACCTGTGAGGGCAACAAAGTCCGGCAGAAAGATGTCACGGAATGGTTCCTTGAAGTACAGAACGAACTTGACTGCTATATCTATTGTGGCGGCTATGACGCATGGTCTGCAAGCTACTGGGTAGACGAAATGCAGGACACCTTCGGCAAGGGCGTGTTCGTACCCGTGCAGCAGACCATGAAAACGCTGTCGCTACCCATGAAGCAGTTAGGCGCTGATTTTGATAGCAAACTTATCATTTACAACAATAACCCTGTCTTGAAATGGTGCCTTGCCAACACGGGCATTGTGGAAGATAAAAACGGCAACATCAAGCCGAACAAAACCAGCAAGGCGCGCAAGCGCATTGACGGTCTGGCCGCTCTGCTGGATGCTTTCGTAGTATTCCAAGACAGACAGGATGATTACAAAACTATGATTTGATCGGAGGATGCCCACATGGGAATTTTTCAACGGTTGCGCGCGGCTGTCGCCCGCAGTCCCACCGCAGCACAAGTCAAGATGGTAACGGAGACAGGCAACGGTCTGTATGTCTACGACGGGAACCTGTACAAAAGCGACATCGTGCGCGCCTGCATCCGCCCGAAAATCAAGGCCGTGGGCAAGGCCACACCGCGCCACATCCGAACGACCATCGGCCCGGACGGAAAAACCAACACGCAGACGAACCCAGACCCCTACATTCGCCTGCTGCTGGAAGAACCGAACCAGTACATGACGTGGCAGATGTACGCGGAGAAAATGGAAACGCAGTTGATCTTGAACAACAATGCGTTTGCGCTTATCCAGCGCGATGATAACGGCTTACCCGTTGCGCTGTTTCCCATCGTCGCCAGCAGTGTGCAGGCCCTCTATAACAAAGCGGGCGAACTGCTGCTGCAATTCTGGTTGCCGAACGGCAGCACATGGACATTTGCCTATACCGATGTTATCCATCTGCGCAACGATTACAACGAAAATGACGTGTTCGGCACGCCGCCCGGCCCTGCGCTTCAAAGCGTCATGGAAGTCATCGGCACGACTGACCGCAGCATCATCAACGCTGTTCGCAACGGCGCGGTCATCCGATGGCTGCTGAAATTCACATCCAGCGGTATGCGCCCGGAGGACATCAAGAAACAGACAAAGGACTTTGCCGATGCTTTCCTTGATAACAACAACAGCACGGGCGTTGCAGGTACGGACGTAAAGGCCGATGCTGTGCAGTTGGAACCGCACGACTATGTGCCCAACGCCTTGCAAAGTCAGAACAACATCACGCGGCTGTATAGCTTCTTCAACACGAACGAAAAAATCGTGAAATCCTCTTTTTCGGAAAATGAGTGGATAAGCTACTACGAAGCCCAAGTTGAACCCGATCTGCTGCAAATCGCTGCCGAGCACACACGCAAACTGTGGAACCGTCGGCAGCGCGCATTCGGGAACAAGCTGTATCTGGAAAGTTCAAATCTGCAATACGCCAGCATGAGCACGAAACTTTCCCTTGAATCCATGGTTGACCGTGGCGCTATGCTGCCCAACGAGTGGCGCGCTGTCTTTGGCCTTGCCCCTGTGGCAGGCGGTGACGAACCCATCCGCCGTCTTGACACCGCGCCCGTAAAACAAACTAAGTCGGGAGGTGAAACCGAATGAGAGTAAACGTAAAAGGCGTGATTATCCCGCAGGAATACAAGCGCGTCTACGACTGGTATGACATGGAATCCACCACGCCGAAAGACGTTGCGGATGCCCTTGCCGCCGCAAACGGACAGCCCATTGAAGTGTACATCAATTCCGGCGGCGGTTATGTTCATGCCGGGACGGACATTTACACAGCCTTGTGCGAGTATCCCGGCGAGGTCAATATCAAAATCATCTACGCCGCCAGCGCGGCAAGTGTCATTGCAATGGCCGGGCACAGCATGATTTCCCCCGTGGGTCAGATGATGATTCATAATGTGTACAGCAGTGCCGACGGAGACTACCGCGCACTGCACCGCGCGGGAGATCGGCTTGACATTGCCTGTGATGCCCTTGCCAACGCCTATATGCGCAAGACCGGGAAAACCCGCGATGAAATCCGCGCCATGATGGACGAGGAAACATGGGTTGATGCCCGCCGCGCCGTGGAACTTGGCCTTGTGGATGAAGTCATGGGCGGCGACCTTGTCGCCGCCCATGTGCCCGGACTGCTGCCCGAAAGCGTCGTGCAAAAGACGCTTTCCATGTTCCGCGATCAGAACGCCGCTGCTTTGGCGCAGGCCAAAACCGATTATGAAAATCTTATCAAAAAAGGAGCTGTCTAACATGATGACGAAAGAACAGTACAATGCCCAGCGCACCAAACTGCTGAACGATATGCGCGCCGCCATCGACGCGGGCGACATCGAGACTTCCAACCGCTGCCGCGATGAGATCAACCAGCTTGACGCGAATTATGAAGCTGCCGCGCAGGCCCGCGCGAATCTGGCCGCGCTGGAAAACAGCAACCGCAGCTACAAGCTGCCCGATGTGACCCCCGACCAGACCAAAGCTGCCACGCAGACAGTCACGATCAACAACTTCGGCGGGCAGACTGCCCACACCGACCCCAGCGAGACGAACGAGTATCGCACCGCGTTTATGAACTTCGTCTGCCGCGGAACCGAGATTCCCGCTGATCTGCGCGCCAGCGTGGCCCCGATGCTGAATGTGGCCGCTACCACGACCACCACCGACGCGAGCGCGGTCATCCCCACCACGATCACCCGCGAGATCATCCGCGAGATGAAGTCTTACGGCAACCTGTACGCCAAAATCCGCAAGCTGAATGTGCAGGGCGGTGTCGAGTTCCCGGTTCTGACCTTGAAGCCTACCGCCAACTGGATTGGCGAGAGCAAGTCCAGCGATGATCAGAAGCTGACCGCCAATACGAAGGTTTCCTTCAGCTACTACGGTCTGGAATGCAAAATCGCACAGACCCTGCTTGCAGCTGTTGTCACCTTCGATGAGTTCCAGCAGATGTTTGTACCGCTGGCCGTGGAAGCCATCGTTGCCGCCAAAGAAAAGGCCATCATTTCCGGTACCGGCAGCGGGCAGTTCCGTGGCATCACCAAGGACAGCCGCGTGCCCACCAAGAATGTTGTCGTTCTTTCCCCTGATGAGATCGGCGACTATTCCGCATGGCACAAGAAGGTCATCGCCAAGATTCCCAAGGCGTACCGCAAGGGTGAGTTTGTCATGGCGCAGGGCACGTTTGACGGCTACATTGACGGCATGGTCGATAAGAACGGCCAGCCCATCGGGCGTGTAAACTACGGCATCGACGGCGGAGAGACGTACCGCTTCTGCGGCAAACCTGTGGAGACCGTCGAGGATGACATCATCGCCAACTTCGATGCCGCCGCCAAGGATGATGTCATTGCCGTGTACTTCAACCCCAGCGACTACGCCGAGAACAGCAACGGTCAGTTTGCCGCCGTCAAGTGGATGGATCACGACGATAACACCGTCAAGACCAAGGTGCTGCACATCTGCGATGGCAAGCTGCTTGACCCGAACGGCGTCATCATCATCAAGAAGGGCGAAACCGCAAAGGTCGTCGGCTCTTAACCTGCGAGGTGTAAATCGTGCTTGACCTTGTGAAACAATGGCTGCGCATCCGCAGCGACAATACCGCGTTCGATGCGGAACTGCAAGGGTTGATTGACGCGGCCAAGCAGGACTTGCGGCGGCGCGGCATCAAGGCGGCAGACAATGACCCGCTTATCAAGCAGGCCGTCAAAATGTACTGTAAGGCAAATTTCGGATACGGCGGCAGCGATGCCGACAAATTCCAGAAAAGCTATGAAAGCCTTGCGGTCAGTTTAAGCCTGTCCGGGGAGTATTTGGAGGATTGATGTATTTCAGTGATGAAATTATTCTGATTACAACGGACGATTCCGGCACCGATGAAATCGGCAGGCAGACCGAAACCGAGACGGGCCGCGTGACGGTGTACGGCGACATTAAGAGCGTGAGCCGGGAAGAATCTTTTACCGCCGGTTCCCACGGGTACAGCAATGTACAGAAATTCGTGCTGCGCCCGTGGGATTACAGCGGCGAGAAATACGCCATGGTGGACGGCAAAAGAAAGCTGATTTACCGCACCTATCAGGCTGACCCTGACACGCTGGAACTGTACGCGGCAACCAAAAGGGGCGTCACATGAGCAGCACGATTAAGGTCAAGCCGGAGCAACTGGCGGCAGCTATCCGAAAGGAGCTTAAATCTTATTCCAAAGCGGCAACCGAAGAAACGAAAGAACTGATTCGTGAAACGGCAAAAATCTGCAAGGAAGAAATTCAAAGCGCGTCACCTGTCAGAACGGGCAAATATCGCAAGGGCTGGTCTATAAAGCCCCTATGGGAAGATAATGACAGCCTGCGTGAGATTGTCCGTAACCGCTCTGCGTGGCAGCTTACCCACCTCTTGGAAAACGGTCACGCAAAGAAAAACGGCGGGCGCGTGCAGGCGTACCCGCACATCAAACCCGCCGAAGAAAGAGCGATTGAACGTGTTATGAACGGTGTAAAGAAAATTTACAGCGCGAAGTAACTTAGCTGTCAAAGCCTGCCGTGGTATCTATCTTCTTTTCCAGCAAGTAGCGAAATACCTTTGCGGTATCTACGCAGTCACCCAACGCGCGGTGCGCATCCATTCTGTCAATCCAGAAGTGCGCGCACAGGGTTTCCAACTTATAATCCATAACATCATAGTTTTGGCT